GCGGTGCTGTCGAAATGGATGACGTTGATAACGATGTAAGGGTTGTTGAGACACGGGATGTTACTGGATCTGCTTATGCAGAGCAAGATCGAATCAACATGGACTTCGATGAGTTGCAAGGTAATTTCTCAACATCAACAGTACAAGGCGCTAGAAACTTAAATGAGACTGTTGGTGGGATGTCTCTTCTTGCTGATTCCAGCAGTACGATAGCTGAATACACTCTTAGAACTTTTGCAGATACTTGGGTGGAGAAAGTATTAAAACAGCTTCTTAGATTAGAACAGTATTATGAAACAGACGAAATAGTTTTAGCGGTTGCTGGTAAAGCTGCATCAGACAGATTTGGCTTTAACACAGATGAAGTAATGGACGAACTTTTAAGGCAAGATGTTTTATTGAAAGTTAATGTAGGATTAAACGCAACAGACCCATTGAAGAAAGTTCAAAATCTTTTGTTTGGAATACAGACGCTTGCTCAGTTTCCGGGCATACCAGAAAAGATCAATTTACAAGAGGTTACGAAAGAAGTATTTGGTCAGTTGGGTTACAAAGATGGAAGTAGGTTTATTAACCTAGACGAAGCGCCTGATCCACAAATGGAAGAGATGCAAGCGCAGCTTGATGAATTGCAAAAAATTATAGAGACTGATCAAGCTAAGAGTCAGGGACGAATGCAGATTGAGGAACTCAAGAATCAGGGTGATAAAGAAGTTGCCCAGATAAAAGCCCAAAGTGACATTCAAAGGGAGGTGATCCGACAGCAGTCCGATATACAAGAAGCTCAAATAAAGAGAGAGGATTCTGTTACCAAGCGTGGGGAATTGCTGCTTCAGAAAGCAGCATTACAAAATCAATCGAGGGATAAAGACATAGATCGACAATTAGAACTTGACGCTCAAGGAGAGACAGGGACTATTAGTCGTGACAGGTACAACAAAATACCCTTTGCGAAAGGATAAATGGAATTTTATGATCCCGCCGAAGTCGGCATAGAAGACTTAGTAAAAAGGACACGGGTTGGTTATCAAACTCGTGAATTCATAAGCACTCCAACTGGATCTGCCATGATTGGAAGAGCGTTAAGTGAATACCGTAAAGGTATAGAGACTCTTCAAAAAATGGCAATGAAGGAATGGAGGGGCTCTCCAGATAAAGAGCTTGCGGAGTATAGAGCTTTAGCAAGTAATTTAGCTACTCCGTTAAAAATTCTAAAATGGATAGATAATGTTATAGCTGATGGAGAAAATGCAGAATCAATATCAAAGTATAGGGGATCGGGAGAATTTGAACCCTAAAGGAGATTAAAATGGCAGAAGAAAACGCTACCCAAGATATGGATGCGTTAGAGGAAGTGAGTGTTGAATCAGAAAATGATGATGTCACTTACGGACTTGAAACTGAAAACAATACATCTGACGAAGCATCTGAAGAAAAATATGTTTCCCCTAGAGAAAAAGCGATAGATGCAATTTTGTCTAGAGGAAGAGACGAGGAATCTGATGATTCTTCCGAAGAGAGCGAATTAGTGGAGCCCCCAGAGGAACCACAATACGCAGAGGAACCAGAACAAAGTCAAAGTCCTTCTCCTGTATGGTTTGATGGTGAAAGATGGTTAACGAAAGTAAAGGTAGATGGGAATGAGATTGAAGTACCATTCAATGATCTTCAAAATTCACATCAAAAAGATAAAGCGTCTCAACAACGCTTTGAACAAGCTGCTCAATATGGTCGTCAGATTCAGGCCAGAGAGCAACAACTAAATGCTCACATTCAGCAGTTGCAACAGCAACAAAGAATGCAACAGCAGCCACCACAAGACGCTGCAGAAGAGGTTGAAGATTCTTCTGACTTAATAAAGAAGTATCATGAAGCCTTGTATGAAGATGACGCTGAAAAAGCTAGTGATCTTTTCAAAACCTTAACAAAGCAGGGGCGCACCCAAGCTACCCCGAATGTTCAGGAGGTTGTCAACCAAGAGATTGGTAGACAGTTTAATCAAATGCAAAGGCAAGCTGAACAACAAAAGCAGTGGGCTTATCATAAATCACTTGAAGATTCTGTAAAATGGTTTGAAAGCGAATATCCTGATGTAGCTGGAGCTGCTGAGTTGAGAGCAATCGCGGATAATAGGACGGTCACCCTAACTCAGGAACACCCTGATTGGACACCGCAGCAAATTATTCAAGAAGCTGCCGAAAGCACGAGAGAATGGGCAAAGAGTTTTCTTGAGCCCGATAAACAAAATGAACGGGTTTCGCGCAAACGTAAGATTGTGCAACACCCGAAGGCGGCAAGTGCCTCTGCTCAAATTGGAGAGGATGATCCGGTGCCTCAAACACCGGCTCAAATAATCGAAGAGATGAGGAGGGTACGAGGCCAAATTTAACAACTAGGAGGTAATTAATATGGCTGGACAAGTATGGTCCGTCAGCACCTCCGGTGGTTATATGTATGCCGACAACCTCAGTCGTCAGTTGAGGATGGCAGTGCAGCCGATTGTAAAATTTCGGCAGTTCTGTGATGTAAAAGATGCAGCCCATCAGGGTCTTCATCGAGGTGATACATTCCATTGGAACGTGTATAGCGATGTCTCCACTCAGGGGAGTACGCTAGTTGAAACCAATACCATTCCAGAAACCTCGTTCACGATTTCTCAGGGAACCATGACCATCACTGAGGCAGGTAACTCTGTCCCATGGACTGGTAAGTTGGATGATCTCTCTGAGCAACCTGTGGCAGAGGTGGTTAGGAAGGTTTTGAAAACAGATGCAAAGAAAGCGTTTGACAATCTTGCGGCTGCTGAGTTTAACAAAGCAGCATTGCGTGTTGTGCCTACTGCCGGGACAGCAACCGATTCGGTTGTTCTCACGACAAACACGGCATGTACTCTTACGAATAGCGTAGCTATGACTAACGAGCACGTTAAAGCGATTGTAGACGTAATGAAAGAGCGCAATATTCCAGCTTATACTGGAGACGATTATTACGTTATTGCGTGGCCGACGACTTTCCGCACCCTCAAGAACAATCTGGAATCCATCAAGCAGTATGTTGATCAGGGTTTCCGAATGATCATGAACGGTGAAATCGGACGTTACGACGGTGTGCGTTTTGTAGAGCAAACCCATAAAGCCAAAGGCTCTATCGGTACTGCAGCTACAACGTGGACTAGAGGAAACTCTGATTGGGCAGTCTTCTTTGGCGAAGATACGGTAGCTGAAGCAGTTGCTGTTCCTGAAGAGATTCGTGGGAAAATTCCCGGGGATTTCGGAAGGGACCGTGGCATAGCGTGGTATTATCTAGGCGGTTTCGGCATTGTTCACACACAAGCAGCTCAGTCACGAATCGTGATCTGGGACAGCGCGGCTTAAAGGAGAATTATTATGAGTTATAGTGATCCAAGAGCGTATTGTTTCAGCACATATCATGATTTCGGTGCTTCTGATGAATTGATGATCTTCCGTGGACCGAAAGGAAAGCAGGGGAGTGTCAAGGAAGTTGAAGCAATGGCTATTGAGACTTTTAATGCTGTCACTACTGAAGCAGTCATAAAGATTGGTTCGTCATCTGGCGGTGCTGAGTACGTTAATATGGGACTCGGTACTTTAGCTGATGGCGATGAAGTTCGCATGACTGATGTAGCGGCTGATTTAGTGTTAGAAGCTCTTCCGGCTGATACCGACATTCATTTGAAATTACAGGCACCTACTGGCGGTACTCCTGCTGGCAAGGCGCATGTACATATTATGATTGAGTGGTACTAGGAGGCAATATGGCTAAAGATACAGCAAGTGGTAAAATCCCAGCAAATGGTTTGTCTATGAAAGAAGACGTAAGCAAAGAGTCTACTAAGTCTCTTGCTTTGGATTCTCATGGCCCGAACCAGATGCCAGAGGGTGTTGTCCACAAAAGCATTTCCACTGATCGTGGAAAGTTTGAGTTTGCTTAATAAGTAAACACCTTGGAAGCGGGTGATTCTTCGGATGATCCCGCTTTCATTTAACTATAGGGGCTATTAATGGCAGCTAAGAAAAAACAAGGGTATAATGCAAGACTTAATGAAAGGTTAGGCATGACTCGTGGCAAGCAGAGTGGTAAGAAGATGTCTGCTGCTGGTCGTCGCGCTGTTTCAAAAGGTACCCGAAAGCCTAAAGGTACTTACGGCTTCAAGAAGTAATGGAGGCAAAATGAAAATTAATGTAATCACTGCTTACTTGGATGGAAACCCAAAAGCTAAAAGTCCAGACGAGGCTTATGGTCATTCTAATGTAGCGGGTAGAGGCTTCTATACAATAGAAGAAATGTCTGGTGAACGGGGGGCGGAATTCCGTCGAGCGCAAAAATCATCTAACAATATGGTTAGAGTTGATGGAGATATGGTTGGTTCTTGGAATTTAGATTTCTAGTGAAAGTAATTAATGTTCCTGATAAGGAACTAAATGATTTTACTCTCGATGATTTCGGGGGTAAGCGCAGCGAAAAAACTGCGTGTGTTGTACGGTACGGAGCGATAGGAGATGTAGTTATTTCCTCATCGCTATTTCCTGTTTTGAAAGAAGCTGGCTACAAAGTTTGTGTTAATGTAACAGAGCAGGGGAAAGAGCTGTATCGAAGCGATCCTAATATAGATGAATTGCTGTTTCAGAAAACGGATCAGATCCCAGCAACCAGTCTCACTGAATACTGGGAGAAGATGTCTCCTTGTTTTGATAAGTTTGTTCAGCTATGTGAGTCCATAGAAGGCACCCTTTTATTAATGCCCGAAAGGACAGAAACTGTCTCAGGTGAAAAGATCAGGGTAGAAGCAAGCAAAGGTTTTTTGGGGACAAAAAAAGAAAGGCACGAGCAGTGTAATGTTAATTATTTAGAGTACACGCATGACTTAGCTGGTATGCCTTACAAGTTTAATCCTCGATTCTACCCCACCAAAAAAGAAAAAAAGAAAGCTGCTGACTACAGAAGGCGCATCAAGACAAAGAACGTAGTGATGTGGGTTCTTGCAGGGTCATCGGTTCACAAGGTTTATCCTTGGGCAGATGCGGTAATGGCTAACATTCTTTCTTCAGGGAAAGATGTTGTTTTCGTTACTGTAGGTGATGAGGCTTGTCAATTGCTAGAGATAGGTTGGGAGAAAGAAAAAAGGGTTATTAACAAGTCTGGAAAATGGACAGTGCGGGAAACTCTTTCGTTTGTAGAGCAGTGCGATATTGTTATTGGTCCTGAGACTGGAGTGGTTAATGCTTCAGCTATGCTTGACAATCATACGGCTGTATTTTTATCTCACTCATCGGAAGAGAATATGTCAAAGCATTGGTTAAATTCCACTACGTTTGAGCCAGAAGGGTGTTATTGTTTTCCATGCCACAGGCTGCATAGCAGAGGTTTTGAAACTTGTACGAGGGATGTAAAAACGGGGGGCGCTTTATGCGCTGCGAATATCACTCCAGATAAAGTTGTGGAAGATATATTGAGACATATTAAATGAGCACATATTTGCAACTATGCCAAGACATGGCGAGAGATATCGGAATACCCGGTACCGGGCCATCATCGGTAACTTCAACTACCTTATCCGAAGAAGAAAATTCTGTCGTAAGGTACATAAAACAAGCTGATAATGATTTGCAAAGTCGGTGGTTTGATTGGGATTTCTTATGGAAAGAGGCAAGTATTACATCTTCCGCTTCTACGTCTACGTTAACTTCACCAGCCGACCTTGGAAACTGGAAGCTTGACGAAATCATCTGGGCTAAGACAACGGATGATTATCAAGAGTTGGAATATGTTGTGTGGGACCAGTACAATCTTGAGTACAAGTTGGGCTCTATTGATACAGGGGTGCCGGAAGTCTTCTCTGTTAAGCCGAACAATCAAATTGATATGTACCCAACGCCAGACTCAGCTACTGCAGTGAGTGTTACTTACTGGACAACGCCTACAGAACTGTCTGCTGACTCATCTGTCTCTGCCATTCCCGTTAGATTCCATAAAATAATTATTGCTAGAGCAAAAATGTATTATGCGGAAAACGAGGATGCACCAGAAATAATGTCTGGATCTTTGAATGAGTTTGAAGATTTACTTGACAAGCTAGAGGCTGATCAATTGCCAAGGCAAAAGAACCGAAGATTCTCAAGAGCGCAAGACCTTTCAAATTTTACGGTAAGGCCGGAGTAAGACTTTGCCTAGCAAACTTGCAAATAGAAGGATTCCACAAGCTAAGTTAAGCACACTTTACTTTCCTTTTGAAGGCGGGATTAATATGGAGTCTCCGGCTATGTCTTTACAGCCGGGGGAATTGGTCGCTGCTGACAACTTTGAGGTAGACATTCGTGGTCGTTACAGAAGGATTGACGGCTATGAAAGATTTGACGGACAGACGCTTCCGTCACAGATAGAACCATACTATAGAATTCCTTTTACTACCGGCAGCATTATATACCCGGTTTACAGCAGCGCTTATAGCACAGCATTCCACAGAAACGCTCCATCTTCTGGTGACATGGTTAAAGGACAAACAACTGGAGCAACTGGAACAGTTTTGTTAGCTCAGTTGGAAGATGTTACTGGTGATGGCTCTGCCGGAACATTTAGAACAAATGATGGTGAGGGCTATATTTATTTTGTAGTTACGAGTGGCACTCTTCAGGACGGAGAGAAGTTATATTTTCTAAACAAGGACAGCGCCTTCGGAGGCGACTTTGATGTGGAGTTTACATAAATGGGAACACCAACAGCACTAAGAAAGAAAAGATCAGAGCTAACTGGCACTAGCTTTGCGGATAATACTACGGGAGCTATTACCGCTCAAATGCTTAGACAGTTTGTTGAGTCGGGCATGGGGGGTTACGGAACGATATATGCTCCGGCAGGAACACCAGCCAGTCAAGCAGTAGGTTCTGGAGCAACAGCCACAATAGACTGGAACAAAAATGGAGCTGGGGCTAACGGAAATCAAGATACAGGCACGGTATCTTCTACAGTAGTAGGGACTGATGCAGACTTTGCCAATGACAGAATCCGAATATACGATAAAGGATTCTTTATGGTTAATTTTGGAGTATCGTTTGCTCAGACGGGAACAGATACGGTGGTATGGACGTTTAGAATCGCAACACAGGACACCGGGGGAAGTGTGGTTTATCCGGGCTTTGATGCTGCAGTTCAAAGAACAACTGC